TTTGACAACTGATGCAACAACCCTTTGGCCCCATCAATTTGATCAAGAATATGTATCACCTGTTGTGCAGATTCAAGTAAACTGATTGGCAAATGAGACAAATCTAAAGCTCGGCCACCAAAGCTACTGGGTTCCAGACTTCGCACAAAAACAGATGATGGATCTCCTTGATTACCAGTTTGACAATGTTGACTCCACCACTGAATAAAATTAGGCATGTCAAAAAGATTATGTATGCCGACTATGGCATTGACTTCTAATAGTATGCATGGTCCTTGCACAGCACGAAACCATTGCATATTGGATTCTACCTCTTTCCATTTTGCCGGGTATCTTGTGTACTCAAAGGTAGAATCCACGCCGTCCAGACTGTAATGCAGCCTTATCCATTTCATGCGAGACCATAAATCTAGTTGATGCTGGTCGACCCGGAAGGTACCATTGGTATTGTAGGTGGCTGTAACCTGCGACAGTATACCCAGGCTATCGAGATATTCCAAAATTTTGATATTGTCTGGATTCATCAGAGGCTCTCCTCCGGTAAAGTGCAATGCCTCTAGCTGAGAAAGATCAAGATCTTGCCACACTGTGTGGGGTGATTTTTTTGATCTGACCAGGGGTGCAGAAGGATCAAAATGCCGATACCATTTGTTCCAACTACTAGAATAACGGCTGCTACAACTGATACAGGTAAGATTACAGGCCAGGCTTTGTTCAAGGTGCAATTTTTTGATCTTACGCCCAGTGTCATCCCAATGAGATTCCTGTTGGGTTCTCTCTCGTTCATTGGCCACATGTCCTGGTATCCGACAAAACCGTGAACACTGAGATGGTAAATCAGGTGCTGCTAGCCGTAATGATTCTAGATAAGGATGATCAAAACGTACAATTTCTGTGGCCTTTTTTGTCTGCCAACAGCACATAGATACGAGAGTCTCTCGTGTGGGGGAAGATCCTATAAACAAACCTTGATCAAAATATAAACACGGTTTGTGATTCATTTTGATAAGGACCTCGAGAATTTTTTGGTGTGATGTTTTTTCATCAGTTCTATCTTGATTCTGTTAGTTTCTCTTGCTTTGAATATATGTACCATGGTCGCGAGCTCGCCAAACTGCTTTACCGCATCGTTGACATCTTTGACATCGTCGGGCCAGGCCGGCATGCTTACGGCCCAGCCCAGTTCCAGTGCCCGATCCACTAACTTCATGCCTGCTGCATCTTGATCAGGTATCACGGTGATATCACGACCAAGGCTGCGTATCAATCTTGCCTGCGCGTCGGATATGTCTGCGTGCAACACGGCCAGTCCAGACACGCTCAGGGCATCGAATACCCCTTCCATCACCAGCACATGCTGCCAGTCAGGTCTCTGCAGATCAGTGCCAAACACATAGCCTGGCTGTATGTCATGTATGTACTTGGGAAACTTGTTGTCAAGATATCGTGTAGTGTGACCCACGATGCGTGCATCATAGGTGAATGGTACGATCACACCAGGCCGTGGTCGCCATTTCGCGTTGGGTTCGCCACCCACCATGCCCATGGGATAGTCTTCAGGTATGCACCGATCTCGGAGATACTGCCAATGCACCGGAGTGTGTTCGTCCACGATGATGAAACCCTCAGGCAGTTCGCGATCTTCAAAATTTATGGCCTGCACAGCATTGGCGGTGCGCTGGCGATCGTCTAAGATACTCTGCACAGATCGATGGCGCAGACTTTCAAGATTGATTCTCTCGATCTCTTCTTGTGGCACATTCATCCAAGACAGCAGCCGGCGTGCCTTAAAAGTCAGCGATCGGCCCTGGATGAAACTGGCAGTGAATCCACAATTGAAACAGTGCCATGACCAGCCCTGATCAGTGATCTTCAGTCCACCGCGTTGGCGTCGATCAACAGATTCTCCGTTATGTACACAACACATAGCATTTACGGAAATCCAGCCCGACGCTGTTTGTTTGCGTTTAGCAGGAAGATAGGCAAGTAGATCGATCACTCAATCAGTATAACACGATCAGTCTCAGGAATCAACATGTCACGGATGATCTCATGACCTTTTTCGTTTGGATGGCCGCCTGACATGATCAACCCTCGATCACAATTATCTGGATGATCTCTAAAATGCATGGTCCATGCGAAATCTGGCCAAACCAAACTTTCTATGTTGCGAATAGATCGTACAGGAGGCAGCGTGTTAAACATCAGGGTAGGGATGCCACCTCGAGCTCTCTGACCGTCAAAAAACAACACCGCCTGGTGATACCGTATGTCCCACAGTTCCGGACATTCTGTCAGCACTAGGTAGCGTTTGATCATGTCGGTGTATTCGGGACCTATCACTGACGACCCAAAATGGACCCAGGTACTGTGTACAAATTTGTTCCAAGGCGGGTCATTTGAATAATGCACATGATTGGGATTATAAAAACTGGCACGATTTGATTCTGTAAGGAAAATGAGGCACAGACATTGTTCGGGATTGGGCTCATGATCTAACCACCAGAGATATGTCCACTGCGTGCTTTCAAGACTACCACCTGGGATGCCAAAATTTTCTGTAGGCAGATCATAATGCTGACCCAGTAGCCCTAGAAAGCAATGTTTTTCTCGATAGTGGGTGTTCTGCACCCAACAGCAGTGTGCATCAGGATCTTGTCGGGCCAGCTCAGGATCTAGCAGTTCATCCCCAAACATCCAGGAGTCTCCAAACCCCACTATCTTCTGGATCTTCATCGATACTGGATTAGGTCCACGTTACCGGCATCAATACCAAATTCCAGGCGGATGTAGGGATGGAATCCCTGCACGTTGATGCCCAACCGTTCTGTGCTACCACTGAACTGCACATTGCTCACGGTGTTTCCGGTCTTGAGATCCAGGAAATCCACATCATACCAATCAACGGTATAGGCCGTGGCATCGCTTGATCCTTGTACTGACACATTGCCGGTGAGATTGGCAGTGTCCAACTGGAATGTGGTCAAAGGAGAACCATCAGTGGTCACGGTGCTGGTGTAGTAATTGTTGCCAGAAGGCGCCTGATCGGGAATGGTCAGCACTTCGCTGGCTACGAAGGCCGGAAACACAGAATCCACAATGTCTATGTCGCCGCGCGCGCCCGAGTAATCATCGGTAAGCACGGCCTGATCTAGATTACCGGAACTTACAGCGATGCTCCATGAAGCAGGCTGAGCCTGGAAATGCAGGCTTTCTTCGGCTGTTACCGTGACCTTGGCACGGCCCAGACTGTTTGATAAACTGACCAATTCTTTAGCAAACAGCAAATTTTCACCGTTTTCACTGATGATACGGAACGTGAATGTGGCTCCTGATATGTTCACAGGTTTTTGATCTTGATTCTGGAACTGGAACAGGATCACGTTGTCCACACCCAGGTTTAATTTTAAGGATTTAGCGTACACAGGGTTCCACCTCGCGTTGAAATATGCTCCACTGATATCTATCAATAAAACCGTCTGGATCTGCTGATATAAATAGACCGTGGTCGAATACATAGGAATCTCCAGCGATATTTATGGGTGAAAACGTCTTTGCCAAACTAACAGAACAATATCCTTTCATCACCCTGTGTCAATATGCCGGCATGGAATACATTGGTCTGATTCAGAATCGGGATGACACGGTAACCACTATCTATGATTTTGGTGCCATACAGGATCCTGCGCTTAAAAGACAGTTCGTGGATCAAGCCCAGATTTGGTGGTGGGAAAGCAATCGCAGCATACCTATCAATATCTTCCTGGGTCGAGATTGGTTACCGTTCCGACCTTATCTGCGCACATTCAGCAACCGAGATCTTAAAATCATCCATGGGCCTGTGTGCAGTCTGGGCGACATCAATCGCCGTAAAATCAAACGCAAATCAATCACGCTGGTGAGACACATCGGAGAGTAGATTCATGTGTAGAGCCACCAAAGCTGCGTAGCCAATGGCGTGTGCCTTTTTGAACACATAACCACGGCTGGCGTCGCCGTCCCAGATCGATTCAAACACTTCTGTCCATGGTTGATTTTGCAGATGTGCTTTGCCTGGCCTGATCACTGAAATAAATGCTGCCATACGAGCCATACTGTCAGGACGCATGGTCTGCAAAAGGTACACATATCCTCCTACATGCACCAACTGGCTGGCCCAGGTGCTATCAGTCCAGAGTCTTGACCAGTCTGGTTCTTGAGCCAGCATCTGCTGATAATGTACAGGATCTCTTATCAACTGATACACCGACATGTTCAAGCAATCAATCTTGAAATATCCCCGAGATTCGGCAGATTCATAATCAATAGCTGCACATTGATTCACAGAATCATAAGGTATATCAGTGACATATATTCCGCTATTGTGCCGGCGCACCTGTCCATCTGTGATCTGCATGGCAGGTGTGTGTTGGATCAGATCCAGCACGTGTGACCGATCCGCGAAATCAATATCGATATCTGCGCTCATCACCAACCAGCCTTGTGCAACAGTTCACGCACATATTCTGTATCTGCAGGATAATCACGGAACCTGCACTGCCAGAAATCAGAATCGATCATGCTCCAGATCATGGTGACCTGATCTGGGTTGATACGCCCCAGGAACTCTGTGCCACTGTCGCAGTTATAGAGGATCCAGGCCGTGACACGACCTGTGATCACGGCATGACATATCACGTTGTCATTGCCATAACGCAGATAATCTCGATCTGGATTACCGGTACGCTCAGCCCAGTCTATAGCGGTCTCCAGCGCTCGGGTCAAGGCATCTGTAGCTGCTTCTGATCGCACATGTCCCACAAGATACTCTGTGTACACAGTGTCCTTGCACCAATGATCGATCTTTTTGTTTTGTCTCACTACCCATTCAATGAATCTGGCAGTATTCACAGCACGTATGGCCACGCAGTGACGACCAAACTTCACAAAGGCTCTGTAGTATGGCGACCGAGCGAAATCGTCAAAGGTCTTGAGTTTGGCCGATCCTTGAGTGATCTCATAGAAACGCAGATAAGATTGAAAGCCTAATTGCACACCTACTTCATCTCGTTCCTGATATCGACGCTTTGGTTCACATACATGCACAGCCAGGCTAGATTCACGCCGGAATGTTTTTTCGCAGTACTGACAATGGAAGTCAGTATCAGTCTGGAGTACCATGTTCACGTAAACACTCTTTGAGTTCTTTCTTATCCACGAGGCCGGCTAAAGTTTCTATATCCGGGATTTTCATCGCGGGATACAGATCCAGTAGAATTTTTTTGACTTCGTTGCTGCCTGCTTCTTTTTTCTTGGGTGCGATCCACACATG